GCCACGTCCGACCCGGCGCAACGTCCCGCTCTTCGCAAGGCGTGACAAAGCCTGGTCGACAGCCGCCCGCGTTCCCGAATCCGCAACCAGATCCAGGAAGTCCTTGGGCGTGTAGACCCGCACACCACGACCGTGGCGGCGAATCCGCTTCATGATCTTGTCGGCAATGCTGGTCATCCAAGCCTCCCTAGTTTATAGATTATTCTTATTATTGTTATCACGAATGTGATACCCTACATCACGAACCTATTTTTTGGCTTGCCAAGTTGAGCATCACGAGCTTTACGTTTAGATTCTTCTGTTCTTGGTGGTCTCTTTTTTGCACCTTCGGCCAATCGTTTCCGCTGATTGGCCGCCCATACAGGGTCCGCCCATAACGATTTCAGTCTTGACGACGATTGTTTTGCCTGTTCCTGTATAGACATTGTCTGTTTAGGTTCAGCCCGTTTACGTGTATCATTATCCCATTGGGCTTTCAATCGTTCGCTTTGTTCTTTTTTCCATTCATCTGTATGAGCATGATTAGCAGATATTTTCGATTGTCTCATTTTTTCAATCTGTTCGGGTGTCCGCTTTTTGCCTGTATTAGCCTTTGATATTTTGGCCTTTGTTTCCTCAGAACATGGTCCGGTCGTTTTGCCCTTTTTAGCCTTTGATATATTTTCACCGATTGTTAGGCGTTTTTCTTCACATTGATACCAAGCATTATGAAGAACATTTAAGTTCATATTATAATAACGAACATTTTCACGTCTTTTACCACGAGTAGTATTTTCAGATATTACATATTTTGGATCAATCATATCTATCCAACGCTGTTCTTCAGTAAAAAGTTCTTGTCGATTGGTATAAATCCGAGACACTATTCGTCTTTTGAAATCTTGCGGTCGTCTTTTGTAGGTCGTTCTAAGCCAGTTGGAGGAGCAAATATATCCATCATCTTCTGTTCCCCAATGTGAACCTATATAGTACATTTTTCGCTTTTTATCAAACCAAATATAGACGAATCCGTATTTTTCTGTATAGATAGTCATAGCTGAATCTCCATGTTAGATTTAGAAGGGCTGGGTGTTAGTGGCACCGCGAGTCCTATTTCTATTTATAAAAAAAGGGAGGCCGAAGCCTCCCTAGTTTATAGATTATTCTTATTATTGTTATCACGAATGTGTGTCTACTACATAAGGTTCGTGATGATCGAACGACGGTAGTAAACGTTGCTGTCCTTGACAAGAGCGCCTGCACCAGCAGTTGCACCTTGAGCAAATGGATTAGCAACCATGCCATAACGAGTCTTGAACCCGATACGTGGCTGGAAGTCTTCCTGACCGACGGCACGAACCATCTGAAGAGGAACGTATGGGCAGTAGAACAGGCCAGCATCGAAAGCACCAGCGCCCTTATAGCCAACAACCATGAAGTTGCCGCCAGTTGCGTATGGGTCGATGTAAACCTTCAAGCGACCACCAAGAACACCAGCGAAGGTGTTGCCCGTGTCGTCAACCTTAAGGCCAGCCGTGTTCATTGCAGGTGCGTAATCAAGAACACCAGCAAGCTGCAGAGCAGAAGCAACATCAGAAGAACAGATAACGATGTTACCCTTACCGCGACGTGTATCTTTCGCGATCTTGTTACACTCACGTTCGATGTGGTAGTAGAGACCCTTGAACTTCTCAACCATCCAACGACCATTTGAGTCTGTGTCAAAGTCAAAGACACCGTCAGTCGTTGTTGTTGAATCTGTAGAACCCTGAGCAGCTGTTACGTAGATTGTACGAACAACTTCACGGTTGATTTCAGCAAGGATTTCTGCAGACAGGATGTTAGCAAGTTCAGTTTCAGCATTCAAGCCATGAACAGCCTTCAGGTCCTGTGCCAGTTCCATTGAGTATGTGGCTTTCAGTGCACGGCCCTTGGCAGTGACAGAAACCTTTTCGATGGACATTGACATTTCGCCAAAAGTAGAGTTACCGTTTGTGCCCAGAGCTTCGAGCTGTGCAGTTGACATACCAGCACCGAAGTTGTATGTGTTGGTTTCAGCCAGGTTAACTGTCTGTGATGCCGAACCAGGAAGTGTACCCTGATGCTCGTCACCGATAACGTCAGTTCCACCAACAACAGAAGAGAAAGAAGTGTCTGCTTCGTTGTATAGAGCTTCTGTACCAGTCTGGTTTGTGAAGCGTGAGCGCAGAGCAAAGATCAGGCCAGTTGGACCAGACATTGGCTGAACACCACAGATGTCATATGCCATCAGGTTTGGCATAGCACGACGAACGAGGCTGATCAGAACAGGGTCGAACGTATCGATGTGTCCGTCACCAGCAGTCGAAGACGAAGCGCCCATGACGTTAGTTGGTAGAGCAGCTTCACCAGCTTCCATCAGGCTGCGAGGAGCAACGCCCATAGAAGAAGCTTCACGAAGAGCATTTTCTGTGTTTTCGAGAATAGCAGCCGTAACATTACGACGGTGCGCATCTTCGATGGTTTCGAGCTCAGGATGCTCGAGAATTGGTTTCCACTTGGAAACAACTTGTTCGTTAAGCATTGGTTAATTCTCCTATTTTGCTTAAAGTATCAATCGATATATTTATCGTTTTTGTGTTCTTGAGATAGCTTGAGCATAATGAGCCATTTCTGGGGTCATTACTGCGGCGGATTCATGATCAATACTGGCTTCTTCAACCAACTCAACTTCTTCATTGAGTGTGTTTGCAGGAGCAGTTACCTTAAAATATTTTTCACGAATAATTCCCAACTTAGTACGATACTCTTCTTCGTTGCCATCAAAGGAAACACCTTCAGTCAGAGTACGAAACTTTTCTTGCTGAGAAACAGCGAGACCATCACACATTTCAGAGAAGATTTCTTCTCCAGCAAACTCTTGAACAGCATCACAAAGTTCAATGTTTTCATTGATTTGTTCGTTCAGTTGTCCTTCAAGTTCTTCAACACGAGCAGCCATTTCAGCTACTACATCAACCTTGGCTGCTGGAACATCGATATAATGCTCAGCAAATAGGCTGTGCAAACCTTCGATGAATGACTCAGAAAGTTCATTCTTTAGGCTTGATTCGATTGCAACTTCGTTTTCTGCAACCCATTCTTCTGCAACATATGATAGGTAACTATCAATCTGCTCTTCAAGAGTTGCTGTGAGTTCAGCCATATTTTCTTCGAGCTGAACATTGTACTCAGCTTCGATTTCTTCACGAAGTTCAGTAACACGGAGGTTAACAGCGGCTTCGAACAATACAGAAGCTTCTGCTTTGAATTCTTCGGTGAGGTCATGACCTTCAAGTACCAGGTCAAGATCTTCTTTTGTCATTTGTGGAAGCGAATGAGCAACCGTTGGCTTCATTTCAACAGATGCTTTGTTCTTTGCAGCTCCACCGTCTTTGACGCCACCAGCATTAGCACACATTGCTTTGCAGTCAGACATCATCTTGTCAAAGAAAGCAACTTGGTCGGACTTAGGCAAAGAACCCATTGCCTTGATCATGTTTGATGCCATGACAGAAGTGTTGTAACCAGAATCCATCTTGATGGAATCAGCAGCTTTAGTTTCATCAAGCTCAACTTCTTCTTTAGCAACAGGCTTTGGCATAGACTTTGGCGCGCCATTATCATCGTGCTTTTGAGCCTTGAGCATGTAACCTTCTTTTTTGACTGACTTTTTGCTGCAGCCATATGCTTCAAGCAGTTCGCTTTCAACACCAAAGCGTTCGCCTTCGGAGTCTTCAACAACTACTTGTTCATTAATTTGGTCAAAATCGACTACAAGGAACTCCTGGTCCTCGTACTCGACTTTATCGCCGATCTTAAAGTTTCCCATATGTATCTCCTTGTAATACAATTATAGTTTATTAAGGAACGTGTTAAACAGATGAAGCTTAGCCGCTTCTGTTAATTCTTCATTGCGCTTTCGCTCTGAAATATGCTTATATTTATGCGCGACAGCTTCAACCCACTCACCGGTGTTTTCATTGAATACCCAGTCAACACCTTCCATAATGCCATTTACAAAAGCATTCGGAGCAGATGGATCAGCAACAACATCGGCAGCAGTAACCAGTTTGAAGTCTTTTTGAACTTCATTGATACCATTGACGCTCTTTAATGAACCCATACCACGTGAGGAAACACCAACACGACATTCAGATTCCAAAAGACCTTTGACAATGTTACCCATTGGTGTTGTAAGTACACGAGCTTTGCCCATGACCTGACCGTCATCATTCATGTCTAGTTCTTTGATAAGAATGCATGCACGTTCAAGGTCAATTTGTGGGCCAGACGGATGGTTCAGTTCACCATAGGCAGTGCCTTTAGCAACTTTATTTTTAACATAGTTGTTAACGGCATTTTTCATGACCTCTTTGGTGTACATGCGCTTATTGCCATTAACAACATTAGCTTCCATGAACGGTCCAGTAATATACAGCGCCTTTGTGCCATCAGCATTTGCTTCGGCCAGGACTTCAATGTTCTGAGCTGCTTCTGCGATCAGTTTCATGGGGTTTACCTTATTTTTATTATACTATTGATATTTATAAAAGTTTTATGTTTAGTCGTCAAAACGGGGATCACCAGAACCCATAGCAGCTGCTTTTACATCAGCATCATTTGCATGTCTAACATGACCCTTCGGAACAATATGATGTTCGCCTGTCTCATGATTTTCAACCTTGAAGCCAGTATGCATGTCACCATTATGAACCGACCACCTTACTGTACCTTGGTGAACTTCGCCAGTTTCAGGATGTTTATACTCAACTTCAGTTGGAACATGTGGCTGTTCAGTTTCATGTTCGATTTCATCAAGTTGAACGTCTTCATATACAGCAGCATCTTCGCCTGGCTTTGGTTCTTGAAGTGGACCTGATGGTGTTGGTGAACCTGTGTAGCCATGGTCCTTGCGGTTTGCCATGTCAATGTTACCTGCACCAAACACTTTATCATAGTCAGCAGCATGCTCGCCAGTCGTGTACATGTTATCAAAACGCGATGGCTTGTGCTTAGCAACAAAACGCTCTTCGTCTTCACTTCGGCTATGTGTGCCTTGTGTGTTTGGGTGAGCCGATGTTTCCATCACATAGGTCTCACCAATAATGTCTTTTAGAAACTTAGCCATTATTCTTTGTCCTTAGACTTAGCTTTTTTGTCATTGACGGCCTTTTTCATTGGCTCTTCTTTGTTGCCATCGCCGTCAAGATCAAGAAAGTCTGGCTTGACATCCTCGTCATCGCCATCTTCTTCTTCGTCTTCTTTGTCGTGCTTTTTCTCAGCAAGTTCGGCTTCAAAAGCTTCCATGATTTCGAGCTGTTCTTCGATTGGCTTATCACCATGATCAGCGTGGAAAGCTTCAAAGAAGTTCTGCATTTCAGCAGCTTCTTCTTGTTCTTCCATTACGGCATTGCCGAATTCTGGTTGAATGTTATCAACAATTGCACGGCACTTTTCTGCCATGATTTCATCAATTGCTTCTTTTACAGCCAAAGGTTTCTGGGCAAGAGTTGCCTCGATGATTTTTTTTAAGTTAGACATCTTTGTCTCCTGGAGTTTCTTGTGGTAGTGGTTCTTGTTGTTGTTCTTCATCACCTGGATCGCCACCAACAGGTTGATCTGGTTGCTGTTGTGGCTGTGGATTATATTTTGGATCTTTCATCTCACTTTCGATTTGATCGTCCATTTCCTTTATGTCTTCATCTGACTGTTGAAGGATATGACGGCGAATATATTCGTGTGAGATATACTTGCCCGCAATATCTTCGGCATCTCGCATACGAATCAAACGATCGTTCATGATTTCAAGATCTTTGAGTTCACTGTAGTAATTATCTCTTGCCCAGTTGAACTTTACATCTCGTTTGATATTTACATCCCAATCTTCAGGAGTAATAATGTTCTTCAGAATAAGCTGCTTATATAAAGCATCTTTAATTAACATAATGAACTTGCCGCGCAGACGGCTGATAAACTTACCAAAGTTGACTTCATCCCGTGTGATCTCGGTTGCACGCCCAAGATTATAAACACTGTCTGGTTTCATTCGTGTCAATGGAACATGCAGTGAACGATATAGACGATCCTGGAAATACTCAACCGATTGAAGCAAATCAGGTAACTGTGTACCACCCTGTAGAACAGAAATTTCTGTGCCTTTTCCACCATCACGACGTGGCAAATAATAGTCTTCAAGCATGTTGATGTGCTTGCGCTGATCCATCATCTCGCCAGTTTGTGAGTTATATGAAATACGATTTTTGTGACGTGTCATTAATGCTTGAACGTGCTGTTCTGCTTTAGCCGGAGGCAATTGGCCAACATCGACATAGAACACACGACGCTCAGGTGCACGTGATAGGTGATAAACTAGTGTGGCATCCTCCAGTGCACGAAGCTGATTAAGTGGCTTAACGCCATTATGCAAATAACTTACAACAGTTGTGTTGTTCTCATCCATCAAACCAGATGGGCAGTGAATGATAGAGTCCTTTGCAATCTTGATACCAGAAGCACCACCTAGATTATCGGCTGACTGGGTTCCTGTGCTAAATCCTTTCTCAGAAAACATGTAATATTCAGCGGCAATCTGAGTCATAACGATATCAGTTTCAGAATCTTTTTTCTTTCGATTCTCACGCACTTTACGAATTTTGCGTGGATCGACATAACGCAGTTCCTTGATGCCTTCATCTGGCTTCTTTGGATCGATGATAACGTGATAATATGAACGACCATCGACATACCATCGCTTGAAAATTTCATGTGCGTCATGCTCAAAGTCAAGAAGATTTAGAACGTTTTCATATTCTTCTTGAACGATGTTTTTAACTCGTTGTGGAAGCTCTAAATCTTCCATGGTCATGGCAACAATATTATCAATACCATCGTCATCAACGATTGCTTCATTAACGATTTCGTTTACAGCCTTTTCAATTTCTGGCTGGTGCATCATCTGACGATACTTAGTAACTAATTCTGCTTCGGTACGAATTGTACCATCAAGGTCAACATATTGACCATAAATGCCACCAGCCTCAACGTTTACTGCGCCGTCTTCCCTGATAGGGGCGGCAAAGCTCGGAAGCTCGGCTTGTTCTTCATCTTTGACTCTAGTGATTTCAAAACCAAATAATTTCACGTTAGTATCCTTTATTGACAGCGTCTCACTAGATTATATATGGTGAAAGGGGACCGAAGTCCCCTAACAACATTAAAGTGACGTGTTTCGTCCACCTTCGTTAACAACAGCAACATTAGAATCGCCAGCACCATTTTCACCGAATGGCAACCAGTAATCAATAGAGAAGTCAACATCGAACTGCATGACCTGGCTTTTTGCTTCCCAATCAAGAGCCATCTGTGAGATGTTCAGAGGAAAGATACCAACCATGGTGTAACGAGCAATTTCCAGACCTTCACGACCATAATGAATTACAATCGCGTCCTTCTTATAAGAACTCGGCGAAGATGTAACACCTTGTGATGGAAGGTTTTCGATGTGCTGGTTAAGACCTGTGTGCCATGCTTCCATGGAGTTACGAACATTATATGTTTCGTCATGCAAAACACTAACGTTCCAGTCCATGTAAGTACGGTCACCCGCAACCTTCATTTCACGGCCAAAGTATGGAACATTAACCGGTGCGATTGAGGATGCGGGCAAAGAAGTTGTTCGACAATGAAAACGAAAGTCTTGCTCTGCCTGTGGTGAAGAACCCGGCCAACCCGGAATGATTACCTCAAATAGAGCAGGACGTGCACCGCCCTCAGGGAGCGTACGTGCACGGAAATTTTCGATATTAAAAGCCATTTGGGATGTCTCCTATTTTTAAACTATTTATATAAGGTGGTGGGACCGAAGTCCCACCGTATCCCATTAAAACTTACCAACAATTTCACTGAAGGCCACACCTGTGCGGACAGCAACGAAATTAAGCTGAATGAAGTTGATCGAACGTGCTGGCTTGATGTAAATGTCACCAACAAACTCGTTACGATCAATAACTTCGGGCGTGTTGTTTGTTCCATCAGCAACAACCAAGAAGTCAGTGACACCACGACGACCCTTGACATCACGAAGATAAGGAACAACCAGATTCTTGAACTGCAGACGAGTAAACTCATCATTGAATTCAAAGAGGCTGTAATTAGAAGCTTCTGAGATTGCCTTTTCCAGGACAATGAACAAGCGACGAACGTTAATACGGTCAAACGCAGATGGCTTAGCAAGAAGAGTTTTATCACCAAACATCAGTGTGCCCTGACCAGGGAACGTAACGATTGGGTTAATACCATTCTTATAAAGTTCATCACGGAATGTCTGGCGTGGATTCCAAGCAAGACGGATGACATTCTTGATAATACCACGGTTATAACCAGCAGGTGAGAACCAAGGATCATTTGTACGGTCTGTACGAACCATCAGGCCAGCAATATCACCGTTCAATGGAACCCAGCGATTGATGTCGTTGTAACGGTCATACATGTACTTGTAACCAGAATCCATAACACCATATGAAGATGATGGCAAAGAGTTACGGAAAGTAACACAAGCAGCAGATTCGTTGTTTAGGTTGTTAACAACATCGCCTTTTTGTGGAGAAATCAAAGCAATGCAATCCATACGAGGTTCACAGATCTGTTGAATCAGATAGTTAGCCAGCGTAGTACCACGTGCTTTACCCTGAAGTACCAAAGAGATGTCGACATCTTCTTTTGACTTATATAGTTCATAACCACCTGTCAAGGAAGAAACTTCGATGTTTTCTTCATTTGCACCGTCACGACCAAAGTTGAAGCTCATTACAAGCGTGTCAAGCGTCGGTGTTGCAACGTTTGTGGCAGTATTAGATGTAATACCAACAGGATCATTGGCAGCCCAGATGAACTGAGAATTTTCGTTGATAATTGTACGATAGTAGTTTGTGCCACCATCAACAGCTTTCGCATTTGATGCAACAGACAAAGCGTCATAACGCTCAAGGATAGTACCAGGAACGCCTGTGATACGACCGAGGTTGTCAGTAACAACCAGGTGCATTTCATCAAATGCTGCAGTGTTACCTTGCTCGCGCATGAAATCAGACTGACCCGGTGCGACATCAACGAGGTTTGCAAATTCCCACTCACGTGGAATGAACTTAGTAGCAGTCACTGATGACTGGAACTTATAATCAGTTGAGAGTGTGAACTTGTCTTCGAAGTTGATGCTAATAGAAGCAACAGGTGAAACTTGAATGGCCTCAGAAGCAAGCGTATAAGTTGAAACAGAATCGATTTCAAATGAAGTTGAGTTCGTAACAGAAGCAACCTTTTTGCCGATCAGTGTAGCATCACCAGATGTGATGAGCATGTTGGCCAACAGTCCAGTTGTGTCTGTTGTTGTCACTGTAGTATTACCAGCAACTGTATCAACAGTAACAGCAACGTTTGCTGTACCAGTGTTTGCAGCATTTGTAATTTCAGTAATTTTCAGTTTCTGTTCACCGATCGCTGTGTTACCAACAGTAAGAAGATCAGTAACATTAAGCAGTGTTTGAATTGCTGTCTGATTAGCAGAAGCATCAGCAATCGCATCAGCTGTGATAGAAAGTGTTGCAGTATTTGAACCAGAAACAACAGCAAGTTCTGCATATGAACCAAACGTTGACAAATCAACATTCGAAGAGAAGCCAGTTGTGTTTGCACAAATAGAAACACGTAGGGTGTTACCAAGACGACCTGGCCACTTTGCAATGAACTTAACGTCTGTATCAATCGTTTCGTCTTTGTTATCCCAGTCTGTTTCATTTAGAATAGTTGAATATTCTACGTTAGCAACAGGACCAGAGTTTGCAACAGAAGAGAAAACAGTGTTTGAAAGAAAT